GACCGGACTCCGGTCGGCAGATTAATCACGATGGCGATGGCAAATAATGGCCATTTTGAGGTCGAAATGCAGGAGGTCAAAATCACCGTAAATCGGCTAATTTGATGCGTAAGTGGTTCAAAATCAGCAAAAAAATCGGCAGAATGCCGACTGCGCAACGTTGCGCATAGTCATCATGACATGTAATCAATGAAACATCAAAAGCTCGAAATCGGCCACTCCCTCAAGCTGGAGGTGATCCGGTACGACCAGGTGCCGGTCCCGGCCCAAGAAGAGCGGCTGGAAGGCGAGATTATCGGCTGGCGCACTAGCCAGGTCATTGTCCGGGTGCCCGGCTACGCCGTCTTGCGGTTCTGGAAGAGTAATGGGTTAGAAGTTGGCAACGGGGCTGCCGACCGGCGCGGCTACCGGATCGATCTCAAGGCGCTAGAGGAATCACTTAAGCCCCAGCCGGGGGTGGATGTTAACCTGAATGGGGTTTAAATGGCCAAGTGCCCATACTGTGAAAAGATCCTCTCTGATGAGTGGGTAAAAAAGGAGGGAGCCAGCCTCATGGGCAAAGCCGCCAAGGGGAAGGCGAAAAAGCGCCGGACAGCGAGCGCGGCAGCCAAGAAACGCTGGGAGAAAAAGAAGAAGAAAGATTGATTTTGTGCTTGTAAAACCCCTCTCGTCATAGGACAATAACGGTAATGCAAGCCAAATTCCGACCGTATCAAGAGGAGGCCTCTAAGGCAGTCTTGGAGGCCTGGCGTAAAGGCGAGAACACTATTGTCGCCCTGGCTACTGGCGGCGGCAAGACCCTCATTGCTGCCGGTACTGCGGCCAAAGTCCAGGGCCGGGTGCTGTTTCTGGCAAATCGTAACGAGCTTTGCACCCAGCCGATGGCGGCCTTCGCCGACCAGCTGGGCTACGCTCCGGCTCTCGAGAAAGCCGAGTCTTACGCGCCCCTCGATGCTCGGGTGGTGGTGGGCTCGGTTCAGACCCTTTCCCGCAAGAAGCGCCTGGAGCGTTTTCCCAAGGATCACTTCCAATTCATTTTCGCGGACGAATGCCATTACTCACTGGCCGAGTCTTGGAAGCGGATCTTTAGTCATTTCAATGCCGCCAAGCGCTGCGGGATCACGGCTACTCCGTTCCGCGCCGACAACAAATCTCTTACCGAGCTGTACGACACCGAGGCCTACCGGAAGGGCATTTTTGAGCTGGTCGACGGCGGCTGGCTGGTCGATCCCGACCATGTTGACCGGCTTTCCACCGCTATCTCGCTCGCCCAGGTCAGAGTGAAACGCACGGTGGACGGCCTGGACTACGATGTCCAGGAGGCGGCGGATGCCATTGCCCCATATTTCCGGGAGATTGCTAAGGAGATCAAGACTAAGCACTCCGACAAAAAGATCCTGGCCTTTCTGCCCCTAGTGGCCTCTAGCCAGAAATTTGTCGAGGCCTGCCGGGCCGAGGGCCTCAACGCCGTCCATATCGATGGCGAGGACCCAGAGCGCGACGAGAAGTTAACCCTATTCAAGGCGGGCAAGATCCAGCTCCTATCCAATTCGGCTCTTCTCCACACAGGCGTAGACATCCCTTGCTGCGATACCACCCTGAACCTGCGGCCTACCCGGAGCAAAGTCCTTTATCAACAGATTGTTGGCCGGAGTACCAGAACCGAGCCGGGAGTGATCGATGGTGTGCAGACCGCCGAAGCGAGACTGTCTGCGATTGCCCGCTCGTCGAAACCACGGGCCTACATCCTGGACCCGCTCTGGTTAACCGAAGATCATGATCTGGTCACTCCGGCCAGCCTCATTGCCGAGACCCAGGAAGAGGCCGAGGCCATGAAAAAGGCCGCGACTGCCTCTTACTCTCTACGCTCGATGCAGCGCGAGATCCAACGTCAACGAGAGGAGGCTATAAGGCGGCGCTTGGAAGCGACCGCTCGGTTTCGCGAAGGCAGAGTCCAAGCAGAACTCTTTGCGGCTGGCACGCACGACCGCACGCTCCTCAACTATCAGCCGGTCTTTGAATGGGAACGCCGCCCGGTCGGCAAGTTCTCGCGTCTCCTACTGGAACAGCGCGGCATCGACCCGGAAACGGTCCAAACCGAAGGGCACGCTCGGGCGGTCATTGCTGCGGTTAACCGGCGGCGTTATCGCCGGATGCCTGAAATTCGGGCTCTCTCTAACGCTGCAGCTGCTCAAGCAGCAGACCTCTGGGCGCTCACGATACCGCAGGCGGCGAAGTACAAGGAGGTAGCATGACCAAAAATCAAGATCAGGCCCTTCGCGCTCATATCTTAGAGCTGGCCGCTAAACACGGCGACCGGCGCAGATTCAAAAAACTCCTGCCTCATCTTCACGACACCGATCTTTTAGCTACGGCTCTAATCACTCAGTTCAGCGACCATTGGTCAGGCGAAGAGAGCGGCGCGTACTTGACATCTTTGGGGTTCTCCGAAGCCGAGCTACGACTCGCTGTGCACCTCGCCGATCTCGCCTACCCTAACCATCCCCTCTCATGACCGATCACCTTCTCACCGACCTCGTCGATCTGGCGTATAAACACGCCAGCCAACAAATCATCCCAACCACCAAGGAGTTGCTCGCCTGTTTCCTTCTCTTGAAGAAGGATAACCAGTTCGATGTCATTGGCTGTCCCTGGAAAGACGACCAGGACAAACGCAAGACCATCCTGGCCATCGGGATGAAAGTGATCAAAGACCCGGAGCCGGTGATCGCCTATTCCATGCTGAGCGAATGCTGGACCAGCCACTACAACAAGGACGAGCCCAAACGCGCCGACCGGCCTGAGCATGACCCCAAACGCCGGGAAGCCATTGTCTGTCTGGCCTCTAACGGCAAAGAACGCATTGGCCGGGGCTGGGTGATCAACCGCGATTCCCAGGGCCGCTGCGTCAGTTTAACCAGTCAGCCGGAGGGCCTGGGATTCGAATCCTGGATGTTAGACGCCATCGATAAGGCCATGGAGGTGCGAGCCATCAAAGACAAGATGATGGAGGACTTCCGCGATGAGCGAGCTACCTGAACACATCAAAAAGGCTATCCAGCGCAAAACCGAGCTGATGAACGAGCACCAGGGCCTTCTCATGATCAACGTCTACGCCAGAGACATCGATTTCCAAGTCGAGGTCAATGCTCGCATCGTCAAGGTGCGGCGCGAGCTGGCGGAAGTGGAAGGTGAGATCGAGCGCTATATCGATGCCGGGAAACAACCATCAAAATCTTGACGATTGGGAGCCGGTTACCACGTATTTGATTGCAACGGGGAAACGGCGCAGGCGCTGTGTAGAATTCAAGCGTAACCCCTGCTGGGACGGTGTCTTGAAAAACAAGGCAGAGGCGAGAGAGGATGATCCCGAGACCTCCAAGGATGCCCGCGATAGCATTCCGCCAGGCGATATCTTTGAGGCCAAAATCTACGTGGATCAAATCCTGGCCCGGCCCCCGGCCACCATTGTCTCGGTTGAGTTACGCGAATTTATTATCCAAGAAATCCGTGCTGGACGGATTGATCCTAAAGGCCTGGCGGATCACGTCCGGGCCGAAAGTCTCCGGCGGCGATTCCCTGACATGTACCCGCGCCGGAAAAAGAAAAAGCGAAACGGTGACACCTGAAGAGCTTTACCATACCTACGCCGGTTGGAGCGGCCAGCTGCATCAGTGGTGTGCCACCAAACTGGGCCGCCATGTCGACGCGGAATTCTTTCCCATAGAGTGGAAATTCAAGGTCTATTCAGGCGTAGCTGGCGCTGAGACGAGCCTTTTCGGCGTTCCCCATATCATGAGACCGCCGGGCGAGAAAAGCTTCACCTTGAAGCTCCCAGGGCCCTCGGATGACCCTTCGCCAGAAGACCTGGACCGCACGTTTCGCAATATCTGCCTGGCCACGGCTCGCCTCCTTGAAATTGATCTCGGGGCACCGAAACTGGGAGGAAAAAAGAAAGGCCGCCATGGGCATTCCCCGCCTCGAACTCTCCCCCCATCTGATCCGGCTAATGAATCCCGAGGACCAAATGTATTATCGCCCAGATCCGAATCAGTCGAGCGCCCCGGACCCGAAACTGAGGATTAGCCCGCCACCCAAGCGGGACGTCCCGGAGCGCAAGGAACAGGCCGATTTCGCCAACTACCTGCTCCTCCAGAACTCCCAGGGCCGCAAAATCCCGTTCGTCTGGCATGCCACCCATACCAGTTCCAAGGCCACCCCTGGGACGCCCGACTTCTGGGTCGGCATAAACCGCCGGAATATGTGGATCGAATTTAAGCGCGACTACGGCTGCGATCTGACACCCGAACAAGAAGAATTCCGACTTTGCTGCGAAGCTCAAGGAATCGAGATGTACGTGGTCTATTCAGCGGGTGAGGCGATTAAATTAGTAGAGGATGCCGACCGGCTCGAGTTCTAGCCGACACTCGTCGGTTTGATGACCGTCATCAGACGGTTTTTTCATGTCATCACCGAATTAAGCCTCATATGTCCTGGATTTGTATGCATGCGCAACGTTGTGCATTAAATACGACAGAATCATGCGCAACGTTGTGCATAGATGATTTATTCATTATAAACCGTGAAAATCCCCTCCCAGCGCCCCTGGGGCTGAATTAAGCATTATAACAATCGGGCAGATGCATCGGATGTGTCGATCCCACCGGCCTCTTAAATCGCCTCCTAGCGCGTTTTGTCTTATAATGCCTAATTCGCCCATTTTCGGCTATTGGACCCGCACAATTCCGTTTTATACGACCAATTCCGACTTTTTCACTTTATCGGACGAATAAGCTTGACACTCCCCCTTAGAACCTGGGTAAAATCTTGGAATCCCTTCCAAGCTACCCCCGGCGTACCCACGCCTAAAGAAACCCGCCTCACAGTCGGAAAGTGAGCCCTTCCGACTTCGGCGCAACAAAAGAAGAGACAACCAGGGGAAAAGTAGGTGGCTACTAAAGAATTAATAGTGAAAACGTTGCGCATAGATCCGCTTGACCCTGACGAACAAGATGCCCATACCCTGATCTTAGCGCTGCGGATCTCGCTCTCTTATGCCTGCGGCGCTGGGTTTATCAGCATGGGTACTTACGAAGCCCTGTTGGAACAAAACGATCCTATGAAACGTTTAGTTGACGTTTCTGGCCCCCCGCGCAAAATGCGGGAGGAGACTTTCATGGCCGCCCGAAAAAAACCCAAAAACTATGGTCAGCAATTTTTTGGCGAAGTGGAAAAAGCTGTAGATATGTCTTATACAGGTAGACCCCGAGGAATGCCTAACATCGAGGTGCTGAAAACCGAGGTCCAGCGTAAAGGCCTCCCGCCTACCGATGCCGAATACCTCTATGACCGGTGGCTGGCTAATGGATTCCGGATAGGCCGGGATCCTATCAAAGACTGGAAGGCAGTGGTGCGCAATTGGTACACAGACGGCTGGTTCCCGAGCCAGAATGGAATCAAACCCGGCCCGAAGCAGGAGAGTTACGCCAGCCACGAGCGGGTCCAGTCCTGGTGCGCCACCCATAAGGTCACAAAGATGACAGCCAGAGCCTGGGGGGAGCTGATGAGCGGCAAGTGGCAGGGTAAAACAATCACGAACGAAACCGACTTCAACGCCGCCATGGAAGTCATCAAAGCCCGCTGGCTCAAAGAGCCTTGAGGAAAATCAGGCCTCTCCCTGATTGCATCTTGCCCGGCCCACCTGTACAAAAGCGCTGAAAGCGTTTCTCTTATGAACACTATCGATCTGAGGCTGCCCTGGGAGGCAGTCGAGTTTGAGGAGCCCGGCATCGGAGCGTTCGGACGGAACCGGATCTGCTATGTAGTCAGAGACCGGTGCAAATGTGTGGTCGCAATCTTTAGCGACATCAAAGTGGCTCGCGCCATGGTACAGATGGTGCATGAATCTGCTGGACTTGCGCAAGGCCTGCGGCGAGGGAACCGACGACGAGCTATTAGAGGCCGTCTCGGGCCTAGATCAGAGCGTCAAAGATCCGACCCAGGCGAAGGCCTGGCTCTGGGCCCTGCTGAGAAGGCTGCTTGACACTGAGCGCTACGCCCTGGCGGGAATGCTCCTCTGGGGCGAAGCGCTGTTTAATCCTGCACCTCGAGCAGTCCAGCAGCTGATAAAGTTCATCCGCAACTCCCAGAATTTTATCTGTTTAGGGGCGGCGGCGATGGGCAAGACCTACACGATGATCTGTTATCTTCTGCTCGACTGGCTCCGGGATCCTGAGTACACAGAAATAAAAGTCATCAGTACGACTGGCGGCCATGCCAAGAGCCAATCATTCTCGACGCTCCAACGTCTCTATAAGGCCTCGCTTGTGCCGTTACCCGGCATCAGCATGGACGGTTTTGTCGGTCTCAATCCCAAGGACCGGCATAGCGCAATCACGCTGGTCGCTATACCCCAAGGCGAAGACGGCAAAGGTGTGCTGCAGGGTTTTCATCCTGTACCTCGAACACGAGCGCATCCGATCTTCGGCTCGATGTCCCGAGTGCGGGCGCTCTTGGATGAGGCGGAGGAAATTCCCTCTGGCTGCTGGGAGGGTGTCGCTAACCTATTGGCCAGCGCCTGGGGGCCGGAGACGGTCAAGGTCATGTGCGCGACCAACCCCCGAGACGTTACCTCGAAGCTCGCCCAGCTGGCCGAGCCGGTCACCGGGTGGACCACGCTCGACATGGACAGAGACAATGAATGGGTCAGCGCCGAACGCTGGCAAGTCTTACGCCTAGACGGCGCGGTTAGCGAGAACGTGACCGAGCGCAAGCTCGTGTTCGGTGGGTTCCTTACCTGGGAAGGCTACCAGAAGTACGCTCTGGAATTGGGGGGTCAATCGCCCCGCTACCTGACCTTTGGCCGGGCCATGTACCCGCTGGCCGCGCTCCAGAATACTGTCATCCCGTACTCACTCTTGGAGGCAGTCATCGGCCAGTTCATTTTCGATCAGCGCACCATCGGAATTGCGGGGATCGATTTGGCTGCCGAGGGCGGCGATAGAATCATTGTCTTTGTCGGCAAGTACGGACGGGCTATCGGCTTCCAGCCGCTGCACGGGGCCCCGAGCCTATGGAAGAAACCCCGGTACTGTATCCAGGCCGATCAGTACTACGAGATGCCCAAGGAAAAGACCATCGCGCTAGCCACTTCTATTGAGAAGCGCCTGGTGGGCTTGCACATCCATCCCGAGTGGACCACGTGCGACAGAACAGGAATAGGAACCGGCCCGCACGATGCGTTGTGCGAGCAGTGGAGCCCGGCGGTCAGAGGAGTAATGTGGGGCGCGGAAGCTAGCGCACTCAAGATCCTGAGTGACGATCATGATTACGCGGTTGAGATCTATGATGGGATAACAACCGAGATGTACATGCGGGTGCGCAAGTTTCTCGAGTTCGGGTTCTTAGCTTTCCATCCGAATATCCAGACGCCGATGTTGTTCAAGGAGCTGAGCGGGCGGCGCTACCAAGACTCGACCAAAGGGCCCAGCGGCAAGCCCCGGATCCGGCTCGAGCCCAAGAAAGAGTTCAAGCGGCGGCTAGGCTGGAGCCCGGACATCGCCGACGCTCTAGTGATGATGTGCCACGGAGCGGCGCTGAACGGCCCGGAGAAAGCCACCATGCTAGGGAGCACCCGCTCGGTGCTGGCGCAGCGGCCCGGCTCGAACATCGGGACCCGAGAGAAAACCGAGTACATCCACGACTGGACATAAAAGGTGCGCGGCCAGTGGTTGCCCACCGGAGGGACCCGTTCACGCCCCCAAGAACCAGGGTTAGTGATAAGAAGAGGCAGATACGTCCCTACTACCGCGCATTTAGTCTTTACTGATTTAGCTTTTGGCCTTTGTCAAGGACAGGAGTATTACTTTGACCTAGCGTTCCTCTCTCTCTCACTGTGAAATCTATTCCTCCGTTCTCGAAAGAAATGGTTACGGGTGGCTGTGTCTACAACGACGAAGGTCAACGGGAAGGATTCCTAGACCACGTCAAGATGACCAAGGCACCGGCCCGCGAAGCCCGGAAAGGTTTGGCCGACTTTCAACCACAAGATCCGCCTATGCCTGGCAATCCGTCTTACCCTGAGTTCAAGAAAAAGAGTGACGACGGGCTACCGGCTTTCCCCGCGCCGTTCAGTAAGACTATCATTAAGGGCGGTCCCGCCAAGCCCGGCACTCCGGCCTGAAAAAAGCATGCTTTTTTGAATGGCTGTTCAGTACGGCATCATCACTAGTGTGATGCCGCCCAGTGGCTGGCATTACCCCCAGGTGCTCTCCAATGGTGAGAAGGTGCGCATCAGTGGCTTCACCTTCGAGATGCTTCTGGACGCAATGCTGGATTTCCGCAGGCGGCATCCCGAACTCTGCGGCGGCACGGCCAACGCCAACATGGAGATCTGCCGGGCCGACCTCAAACATTATCTCTGCTCGCACTTCCGCCAGAACTGCGCGGACGCACCCACCTCTCCTAGTATCACAGTTGGCATTGGGGTAACCAACGCTTACCGCAGCCCGATAGATAAGGCCGGGGACTGGCTGGCTCACATCGGCCACCACCGGCTGGACAAGGTCGATGCCGCCTTGGCCGCCCATCGGGCCCAGATCTGCGCTCAATGCCCGCACAACGTGCGCTGGGCTACTCCATGCGCCCCGTGCAATGACTCGATCCAGGTCAGGATCCAGAACGCGAAGGGCAGCCTGGCTACGCCCTATGATCGCAACCTCCAGGTCTGTAGGATCTATGGCCACACCAACGAGGTCGCGGTCTGGCTGGCTGATACCCATGCCGCTAGCGAGCAACAACCACCACCAGTGTGCTGGCACAATGAATAGGTATGGCTAGCGATAACATCTCTGCCTCATTCGGAGGCGAACAGCTCGGGCGATTCAACGCTCCCAAGTTCAAGAGCGAGGACTCGACCGAGGTCATCAATAAGCCGATCTCTTCGGCTTACCAGGCACATGAAGTCTTTATGCGCTTGCAGCGGGATAACCAGGCCCGAGCCAATCGCAATAAACTCATCGCTGACTCTTACAACGGCGGCTCACCCTTCGATCAGAAGAAGCTGGACGGTGCCGGAGAAGGCTGGCGAGCTAACTTTTCCACCCTGGCCCTGGCGACCTTCGTGGACCGGGTAACGCCCAGGCTCGTGGATGCCGTCCACTCGATGAAGTACCTGACCGCCAGCGAGTTGCCCGACTCCTTTGTCGATGCCACTAACAAGACCGACAAGTTCCGGACGAGGACCACGGAACTGATCCGCGCCTGGGTCGGCTGGATTGATCACGTTGAACAGGTAGCTGGAGAGAATGTGCTCTTCGGTTACACCGCTCAGATCCAGATGGATGAGCTTGAATGGCGCCCCACCACCTTCCGCCAGGAGGATGTCCTCTTTGATGAACAGACCCCCCAGATCGCCACCAAGGTGCCAGTCTTTGTAGTCAAGGCTAATTACTACATCCATGAGGCGGTCGATATCATCGAGGACCCGGACGCCGCCCTAGAGGCCGGATATAACGTGGAGAACCTGCGTAATGCGATCTCGAAGGCGGCCCCGCCCTACGATTCCTTTGTTTATAACCCCCGCCAGCTCTCCGATATGGTCCGGGAGGGGAACCTTTACTATTCCTTCCACCGGTCCAGCAAGATGATCGAGACCTGCCACGTCTTTGTAAAATGTTATGATGGAACGGTAGACCACTGGTGGGTGGACCGGAACGGAGCGAAAAAAAGCAATAGGCCAGCGCAAAAAAGTAAGTCCACACCAAGACCGGAACCGGAAGGGGATGAGCCCAGGCCGCCGGAAGAAGATCCATATGAGCTTGGATACTTTGAAGCATGCGCGGAAAGCATGGACGATGTAATTACACTCTTTTCCTTTCAGCCAGGCAATAACAGACTGTTCGGTTCGAAAGGAATTGGGCGGCTGCTCTACAACATTTGTTTGAGTTTGGAAAAGACCCGGATGGCTTACGTCGATGCCATGTGGATGAGCGGGATGCTGATCGGCCAGGCCGAGGAAGCGGTGATCGGACGGCTCCAGCCCCATGTGCGCTCGCCCTTCCTCATTATCCCGGAAGGCTTTGCGCTTTTGCATCAGCCTCAGTTCCGGGTAGACGCCCAGGCCTGGCAGGCGCTGGACTTGAGGCAGACCAACACCGCCGAGGTGATCGCGGGCGCGTTCTTGCCTCAACCCCAACCGATAACTAACAATGGGCAAGTGGCACAGACAGCCACTAAGTCTTCCATCGACGCGGTCAAAGAGGAGGAAGTCAAAGAAGGGTGGATGGCCAGGTGGTGGACTCAGTTCACCCGTGGAGTATCCGGTATCCAGCGCCGGATCTATTCCCGGACCAACCTGCGGGCGGCCATGCGACAACGCAAAGCCCGGCTAAAAGCAGCGGACCAGGGGCTCACCATGATTGCTAAGGAGCTGTATGAGGCCATGATGTCAGTCGACTCCGACACCAATGATCAGTTTACTCCGGCCCCGGACCTCGGGCAGGCTGATGCCGATGCGGTCCAGACCATCCTGGATCTGATGGACGACGGGCTGTCTATCCAGGAGATCATAATTCTCGCCAACAAACCGGCGACTGAGTTTAACGAGCATACGGGCAGGGACGATGACATGATGTTCCTGCAGTTTTATCAGTTGGCGAAGGGCAATCCGAATTACGATCAGTCTAAGCTCGACGAGATGGCCGGGAACCGGATGGTCGGCTTCAAGGTGACCAAAGAAATCTTTGTGCCCCAGCCGCAGCAGACGAGCGATATCGAAGCCCAGCGAGCCCAACAAATGGAGTGGGCCACGATGCTGGGGAGCGGGATCGGCGTCCAGGTATCAGCGCGGGACCCGCACATGCAACATTTCCAGACGATTGTCCCGGCGGTGGCGGACCACCTCAAAATTGCTAGCCAAATGCCGCCGGTCCAAGTACCCAAGGATTTAATTAATGGTTGTAAGCTTGGAGTAACCCATGCCGAGGCGCACTTGCAGGCGATGCTCCAGCAAGGGGCAAACAAACGCCAGCTCCGGCCACAGATCTTGCAGATGAAGGATTTGGAAAAGATGTATGGAGAGCTAAACAATAAAGTCATGCAGGCTGAGATGCAGGCGGCTCAGATGCAGGCCATGGGCCAGCAAGGACTAGGAGCACTAGCCGGGCCCCAAGGAGCAGCGCCTGCCGGGCCGGTTGGTCCCATGGGAATCCCCATGGGCGGTAACGCCAGCCTCCCCGGCCTGGGCGGTAACGGCAACGGCCAGTTCGCGGCGGGAGGTGGGATGTGACCTGGACCCCGAGCGATGCGGCAGGCCTGAACGAGTTCCTTAACACTCCGCTGGGCCGCAAATGGCAGGGCGAACTCTTAGCCATGAAACCCAAGATCGATGTCAGCACAACAGAGCGAGCAGCCTTGACCGGCGCTTACAGTGCCGGGTACGAGTTCCTGCTCTTCACCGTAATGGGAGGTCATCGGGGCGCTGGCGCGGCGACACGGGCCAGCGCCTCTAAACCAGGGATAGATCCAGAGAAAGACTAGACGTATGCCAGACGATGCCCAGCCTATAGTCACAACGGTGCCGGAAACTGTTACGGTAGACACAGGTGCCGACAGTAAAACTCTCGGCGATCTCAATAAACAGTTCGGCGATTTCTGGGCCGAGGAAGACGCGAAGTCGGGGCAGCCGCCAGCCGAAGCCCCGCCGCCAGCGCCGGAGGGCGGAGCCGGGCAAGAAACTAAACCGGAGAAACAACCTGAACCACCCGCCACAAAGCCACAGCCTCCTAAGCAGGCTGCGCCGACTGCGCCAGCAGTGGAACAGAAGCCGCCACCCCAGGATAAACGCTTCACGGACGAGGAAGTGGAGAAGCTGGCTCTACCGCCGAGAGCCGGACAACCGCCTGAGATGCAGGCTGACTTCAAGCAGCTCAAGGGGTTCTGGCAGGCCGACCGGCAACGCCTCAAAGCTCTTGAAGCCCAGCACGCCCAGCTTCAAGCCGAGCTTGCCCAAGCCAAACAGAACGCGTTCACCCCCGAACAGAAAGCTGACTATGAGCACGCCGCATCTGTCCGGCGGCGGTTCGATTTCGTCTCTGACCCAGAGTTCCAGCAGCGTTACCAGGGACCCATAGCTAATCAGTTTCAGGCCGTCTTACAGGAAGCCATCAATGTGCTCCCGGATCGCGGCTCAGCCCAGCAATGGGCCCAGCATATCCTGCAGAATTACAGCCCCGACCAACTGAACAAACAGTGGTGGCTAAACTCTGTCATCGCTAAGGTGCCCAACGAGCTGGAACGCCAGGCTCTCATGGGCAGCGTGTCCGAGCTTCTCAAACTGCAGCGTGACCGTGATACCGAGATCACCCGGCGCACCAACGACAAAAGCTCGTTCGATAACTGGATGACCGAGAAGACTAACGCCACTGCGGAGCGGGTTAAATCCGAGATCATGTCCGAGATCGGGGAGCAAGAAAAACATATCCAGGATGTGTTGCCGCGAGACCCGGAAGCGGCCAAGACGGCGGAGGAACGCGCCGCGATTGAGACCCACAATGAGCGGTTCCAACGACTCAACGGCCATTTCCTTGAGCGGATGCAGGACCTCTCGAAAAACGGACCTCGGGCCTGGGTCCGGGCCAGTGTCGCTGCTACCCGAGGGCTCTACCTTGAAGAACAGTACAACCAGGTGGCCGAAGAGCTTCGGCTCACCAAGGCCGAGCGGGACCAGTTGCGCACCGAGCTGGACAAGATCGCCGGAGTCCGGCGCAAGATGGCTGCCTCCACCGGCACCCCTCATACCCCCGCTCCAGCTAAGAACGCGCCGCTCAATAACGGGCTCTCCATCAAGGACCTGGATGTACGCAAAAGCTTCCAAACTTTCTGGGGTGAAGTAGACCGAGGAAACCAATAATATGCCGATCACCGTTGACGCAACCAGCTTCGAAGCCCGCTACGGCGGGAAAGGTGGTGCAGCGCCGCCGCCCGCTAAAGACCAGGACTTGTACTACCCAGGTAGCGGAGTTCCACCTAACCAGCAGGGCCAGATTCCGCAGGGCAGCCCGGTTAAGGAAGGCGAATTTGTTTCTCAGGTAGTAGGCCGGGGCCAGCCGATAGCACCGCAGATACAGGTTGTGCCGCCGCAGCAACCCGGCGGTCCGCCTCCGCCACAGGTGGCAATGGTGCCGCCAACCGGAGCAGGCCGGACGACTATCGGTACCTTTGTCGAGAGCAAGACTAACCCTCTGGCTGGCACCCAGCCTGTGGCCCAGACGCCGCAAGCTCCGCCCCAGCCACCCGCTACGGCCCCCGGCACTAACGGGGAATTGAAACCGGAGGGCGCACCCAAGAAGAAGATCGATCTAGTCCTGGAGGTACTAAATTACATTCACGAGCTGGGCGGCGAGAAGAGCGGGGAAGCCCAGAAGTTCTTCGACCGCACGGAGCAGACCCTGCATCAGTGGGGGATTAACCCGAGCCGGATTCCGCTGGAGGCGCTGACGAAGCTGCTGCACCGCAAGCCTGGAGTCCAGGTCGAGCTGGCTGAACAGCTCGAACCCCACCTCGCTAGCCACGACAACGGCCAAGCCATCCAGAGCCTGCCGAACCGGGGCAAGATGAATGCCGTGGTCTGTGCGCCTATCCTGGGCCAGCCCACGCTGCCTTTCATGTGGGTCTGCCTGTACCTGGCTAAGAAATATGAGCTGGGATTTGATATCCAGTCTGACACGGTGATCCACCGCAGCCGCAACATGCTGGCTCATCGGTTCTTGCAAAGCGGCGCTCTGTGGAGCCTCTGGTTGGACTCCGACATTGTCCCGCCCATCGCCAACCCGGAATGGTTCCGCTGGATTACTGGCTCCCAGGTGATACCCGATGAGGCCTGCCGCTACGATGTGCTGGAAAAGCTGCTCGGTAGCGGCAAGGCCATTGTGGGTGGTGTGTATACTTCGCGCCGGTTCATGGGGCAGTTGGTGATACAGCCCGAGATCCGGCCCCGAAGCCACGAGGACAGGCTCCTCTGTAATGATATTCGCAAAGGAACCGCTCGCGGACTTGTGGAAGTCGACTGGGTCGGGTTCGGCTGCTCGCTGGTGCACCGGGATGTGTTCCTCGAACTCCAGCGCCGGTTCCCAGAGCTGGCTCCCCAGGCCGAGTTCCTGCCCTGGCGCTACTTCCAGCCCGAGGGCGATGAAGGGGAAGACGAAGCTTTCTGTAAACGGGCTCGAGCCTGCAGCATCCCGATCTGGCTAGATACTCAGCTGATCTGCGGCCATATCGGCAACATGGCCTTTATGCCCGAACACTCCAGGCCCACCCATGCCTACTGACTTTTATGAGGACCGACGTTGTCGTTAAGACTTGGTGGGGCGACCTCTGCTGGATCAGCTATGCGCTCAAGTTCTTAGTCAAAAACTGGAAAGAACCTGAGTCGAATTTTATCGTCTTGGCCGATGCAAACTGCCAGTCAGTGATCAAGACCTGGGGTTTCCCCTCCAGTGTGCGTTATTTCTACTTCGAGCCCTGGCCGGATGGAAACGCGTTCCAAACATATCTGACCTTGTTATGTGATAACTTCTCTGACGCTGATCTCTTCGCCATTTGGGACAGTGACACGATGCTCATTGAGCCTATGCAGGCTAGCGACCATATGATCGATGGAAAACCGATTATCTGGTTTGATCGTTATGACACTGCGCCGAATCCCAGCGTCCCGCAGCTCAAGTGGGGGCCGATCATGCGTTACTGGTTAGGAGTTGAACCGCATGCGGACCACATGCAGCGCTTTCCCTTTCTTTACCGGGCGAGCACGCTCGCCAATGTGCGGCGGTTGATTACATCCAGGACCGGACAGGGCCTAAAGGATAGCCTGTACAGCGCTACGCCTTATTCACCAGCAACCTTTGGCTCTCATCCTTTCAAATTCTGTGAGCACAACGTAATCGGCTTCTATGCTGCCCTGCATGAGCCCGATCAATACGCCTTCTGCGATGTCCGTGGCCCGACTCCGCCCTGGCGGCAACGCTACCGTCAGTATCATAGCTGGAGCCAGTGGAGCACAGAGCGGATTAGAGAGCTGGACAATTTGTACCTGATAGGCAAGGAGAATCCGACTCCGGAGGATCAAATTATGCAGACAGCGCAAGGCTGGTGGGTCTTGAGACGCGATACCCATCTCAGCCGGTGGGTCGAACAAACCCAGCGCCTGGATCATGATCAGACTGTGCTCCAGCAGCTAAGGCCCTATATCCGGCCCGGCTCAACGGTGATTGATGCGGGCGCGGCCATCGGTGACCACACTATCTTCTACCTCAATGCCGTAGGAGAACAAGGTACTGTCTACGCTTTTGAACCTCACCCGATCCAGTACCTCTGTCTTTCTAGGAACTGTCCCCAGGCGCGTTGTTACCCAGTGGCTCTGGGCGAGGCTCCCGGCAAGGTGCATCTCTTTCATGAGCCGGATGTCGTTGGTGGCTCGCGGCTGATCGATCCAAAGCTGCAGTGGCCGATGAGCAGCTGTGAACGGGTGACTCTGGATAGTGTGGTTGAACCCAAAGGCGATGTCTCATTCTTTAAGATCGACGTGGAAGGCTGCGAACCGGAGGTCTTGCGCGGGGCGCGGGAGATCATTAAACAGAGCAGGCCCATAATCTGGTTTGAGCAGAATCCAGAAGCTTTGCAGCGCCAGGGCCATTCAATCGATGAGGTCCGGGACGTGGTTGCCGAACTAGGTTATCGCGTAGTCCGTTTCTACCCAGAGGGTTCAAGCTGGAATGGAAGTCCCGATCAAAAATCCCAGTGCGACATCCTCTGTGCGCCTGCTTAATTCATTGATCTCGCTCACCCTCCAGTGTTCTCCCCTTGACCTGGACCAGACCTTCGAGTTGGTCCAGCTGATCTGTGACATCGAGCGCAAACGCCGGGAGGGCACCGAGTTCTTCTTAGTCTACCGCAAAGACTGCCCGATCTGGGTTGGCCGGGAGTTCGAGAAGCTAGCCCGCTCCAAGTTCCAACGGGTCAGTGCCCGGATGGCTCGTAACCACGACACCGGCTGGCCAGCGGGACCCAACATGCTCGCGGGGAGCGCCTTTATCGAGATGACACTGCTGCGCCGTGAAGGAACCTGCCAGAATGAGGGTTTCCTACTCTTCGAGCCGGACTGTATCCCGCTGGCACGCGACTGGATCGACCGGCTAAGCGCCGAATGGGACAGGGTAAGCGCTCTGGGCAAGGAAGCCTTCGGCCACTGGCACGTGACTAGCATCAGCGAGGCCGGGCCCGAGATCCATCTCAACGGCAACGCCGTCTGGCGTACCAATTTCTTTGATGAGCATCCCGGCTGGATCATCGGTGCTGGCACCCAAGGCTGGGATTATTTCTTTCGGGATAAGTTCCTTCCTATATCTGTGGACTCGAACTTAATCTTTCAGCACTGGAACCGGCACGGAATAAGTGAGGCGGAGCTGGATGGCTTGCAAAAAAATGGGGAACGGCCTGTGTTCTTTCACGGGATAAAAACACCGGAAGGTAGGGCTTACGCCAGGAAGACACTTGTATCTTAAGCGACACTTGTTGGTGTCGTAAGTCGTTGAAAATCAACAAAAAAGTCGGCAGAATGCCGACTGCGCAACGTTTTTCTCCTGATCAGGAGTGTTGACATGTATAGGTGACCGGACAAATGGTGTGATCCGATTGTCCGGTTCGATTCTTCTTGTTTTGGCATGCTAGCTGCGTAATCGTTGAAACCGCTGCGGTTCCGGTTCTCCCCGTCCCCTCGCGAGAACTAAGGCCTGTCACCGAGGCTGTGAAAATCGGGTGCCCTATTCAGAGCAACCTTCTTTCACAGATTCTTTTTCCCTATGGGCGACTGTATTGTCACCCCGGTCCAGGCGGTCGATTTCGCGAATCGAGACAACAACCGCCTTGTCGGGCAAATCACGACCCTCATTATGCGGAGGGCCCCTTATAACGACACCTTAGATGGTGGAGTTTTCGAGAACGCAATTTCTGACCAGCAACGCAACGTGGTCGTGGAGCGTCCGATCCTCGGGCAGAGCTTAGTCCTGCCCGAATACATTAACGATACCGATTCCTGCGGCACCTTCGGCCAGATTGCCCAGGTCGGTACCACCGAGTACATCACCAGGCTTGGCACTCTGCGCGGGCGCGGACCAAAAGTTTGCGTCAAACAGATGCGCTCGGCCTTCCAAAATTCGTACGTTGCAGTACAAGACAGCCTCCAAAAACAGCTGCTCTACCTGAGCAACTGCGATGTGCGAAGCCAGCTCTTCCTGCACTCGGGCGTCAAGGTCAAGATCAACCAGGGCCGGACGTTCGAGCAGATGGTCAATGGCGACGTCCAGATGATCGACGTTCCGATGAACGACTCGACCCCGCCGGACGCGAATCTGACCTTCTCTTTCCTGCAATACCTGCTCGTGTTCGCGCACGAGACCTTGCTCTGCGAATCCTTCGAGAGTGAGAAGGGCGCGGTGGCCAAGTTCATCGGCTCCCAGAACCAGCTCAACGTCTTCCGCGACGAGCTGAACGTGCATCAAGACTTGCAGTACCTGACCACAGGCCGCTACGAGCTCGGCAACGAGACCTTAACAGGGTACACATGGGAGGGTCCATACAGAGGTTTAATGTTGGCCTCTTAACTGGGTGAAATCGGTGAATAGCCAGACCGGCCAATACCGACGTAAGCCGCGCTTAAACGCGGAAACGCTAACGACTATCTCGCAAGAGAGTAGGACCAAGCGGTCCGAAGCGCCCAGCCCGACACAAGTCGGTGAAGATATAGTCTCCTCTGCATAGGAATATGCAGCAGCCCCTAGAGGGCGGCGGCAAGAAGTAAGCGATCTTGCCTCGAAGGAAAGGATAAGTTTTGGAATCGACCAGCAGCCATTGCGGTTCAATCAGTTTACTGTACTGAACGGTCAACTGATCCCGCAGTTCATCGAACCGGAGATCGCCGTTCCAGTGACAACGGGCTTCGGCGCTCGCACAAATCCGGCATGGTTGTATGCGCAATACGAGGTGGGTTTCCTGATGTTTGCCAACTCCTTCCGGCGGCTCGTGCCGGAGCAATACCTCGGCGTTGGTGACTGGAAATTCCCGGCTCAGTTCGCCCAAGGGGAACTGGAGTTCACGGTCATCCGGGACAATGACTGCAACACCTACGGGGATTACGGCTATCACATCTATCAGATGATCCGTGCCTATCGCCCGGAGCGCCCCCACGCGGTCATTCCCATTGCTTACAAACGTTGCAACCCAACGTTCAATTTCCTGACCTGCCCGTCCTATCCTGGTACGGCGTCTGGATACAGCATGTAATCATTTCGCACCGGGAGGGGCTGAGACTCTTTAACTAACCAGGAGGAACGCTCAACCTTAAGAGATCTCGGCCCCTCACTTTCTATGAGCAAAATCGATCTAGGCCGCAGCTTCGGCGACGAGGTCAACGCTGTGCCGCTTAGGCTCAACGATAAAAATTACCCGGAGCTGCACATCCCCGACTCCGAGGATGAACGGCTCCTGGATCTGCCGGACGAGGGAGTCTGCGAAATCCGTTACAAGATTGTCAGACGCCATCATAGAGAAGAAACCAACGGGGACACCAAGAAGAAGCGGCGCACCTGTTCCATCACGATGGAGATCCGCTCTCTCGATCCGCCAGCCAAAGCTAACGGCAAGAAGAAAACTCACTGGGAGATGTTTAACGGAGGCAAATGAGGTGCCACCGATCCTGCAATACATCCAGCAACTGCTCGCGGCTACACCCTTCGCGCCTTTCACTATCCGGCTTACTACCGGCGAGGATATCCAAATTACCAGCAATACCCAGGTCACTTTCCCGGTCTCAGGTCAAGGCGTCTTCCTGGTCTTGAGCCAAGGCCATCACCGGGCTCACACCGACAGCGCCATTCAACACGTCCAGTTATGATCATAGTCAGCGATGTAATCGATCAGGTTGGCCGGGTGCTGGGCACCTGCGATCCCACCTATACGTATGATGTCCTGACCAGGGCCGTGGAGCTGTTAGCCAATAAACCCACCAAGACCGGTGTCTGCTGGGACCCGCTCATGATCTACGTCGATATCCCGGTCGTGAACGGCTACTTCATCTGTCTTCCTCCGCACATCGAGAAGCCGATCAAGATCAATTTGAACCGGCAGCCTGCGTTTACGAGGAACCAGTTCTTTGAGTTCAGCATGAACGGGCCCGGCTCCATGGATCCGGAAGCTGGCTGGCAATGGCAAGACCGAGGCTGGCGAGCCCTGCAGAAACCTTGGCCCCCAGGCGGGGCACCCTTCCTTATCACCAGCTCGAAGGCTGCAGACAACGGCACTCAGGTGCTCATAAACGCGATCAATTCGGACCAGACTACGACCTGGCTGACCGCGTTTGTCGGCACCGTAGGGCCCACTATCTCCGGGATTCTAGAGGTTTCTAAGCCTGTCACCCAAGGGACACTGTCCTGTTATGCCTCGAATGCGGCTACGCCTTCGGCGCTCGTGGCCCAATGGGCTCTTGATGTCCTCTATCCGCAATTCGAATGGATCAAGCTCTCTCAAACCGGCGTTGCCTGTAAGATGCTGGCTCGCCGCCGGACCCATAAACTGACTCAACCTACCGATGTCATCCCCCTCTCTAACCGGCAAGCTATCATCACGGCCTGCACTGCCATCAAAGCCTTTGACACCCTTAACTGGGATGACGCGTCCGCCGCAGAATCAAGCGCCCTCCGATTCCTTGAGGAAGACCAGGCCGCCCGGAACCTCTTCCAGAGAATTTCTAATGCTGCCGAAACCTCTCCAACGCTTAATCTCACGATCAATACTCGCGACAGCATCATCGTCGCAGATGTCTATGACGCCGCCTGCGAGATCTTCGGTCCCATAGGCCAGCCGAAAATCTTTGACCGGATCACCGAGGCCATCGAGCTGGGAGCTAACCTCTCCAACTGGGACCCACTCATCGGTTACGTGGACATCGTTACCTGGAATAGCTTCTATGTGACCCTTCCCCAGTACGTCGACCAGGTCCTGGCAGCCAATGTGAATAAGACCACCGGGGCTTTCCGTAACCAGTGGTTCGAGTTTCACATGAATGGGCTGGGCCAGGACAATGATAACGCCGATATCGTAGGCTCGAACCGCCCCGTGGGCGGCTGGGAAGAAGTGGGTGAGATGCCGTGCGCGTTCCCTCTGGCAGCGCCTTCCTACCTGGTGGCAGAACCTTTGAGCGCCATGGATAACGGCACTAGCGTCCGAGCCTACGGAATAGATGTCAATGATCTCCCCCTTTACGGTTCAGATGGAAACCTCGGCTGTCCAATAACTTGTCAACAAGGCAGCTTCGATATCTCGGGCCAGACTGGAGCACCCTATAAGCGGATCGACCGGATAGTACTCGGCACTCCCAAAAGCTTCATCCAGTTATTCGCCACTGACGGCATCCAATACCTCCAGAACCTGGGTATCTTCTGGCCCGAGGTGCCAGAGCCTCGGTTCCGCGTCATCAAGATCGGCCAGAAAGCAGTCAGTATCCGGCTCAGATATCGGAAACGTTGGACCAAGATCAGAAGCTTAACTGACCCGCTGCATTTACGGAGCCGCTCGGCCATTATGAACCTGATGCGGGCGATCCAGACCGGCATGACCGATCCGGCTGGCCAGAACGCGCTCCAGATGGCGGCAAAAACATTGCTAAACCAGGAGTGGCGCATCACCCACCCGCACGAAGAACTCACCCTCCAGGTGGACCCCTCTATCTGGGGAAGCAGCTTTATCTACATGCCTTGAAATGGGTGCCCAGAACCTCCAGATCATTATCGATGGCCAATGGACCGGTGGCGTGGACTCCATGCTGCCGCCCACCGATCTCATTCAGGGCACCTATGCCTGGGGGGTAAACGGAATCAACCGAGGCGGCGTCTTCCAGACCCGGCCAGGCAAACGCAGAGTCGTCTCTTTCTGCGGGCACAAAGCTCAAGGCCATACCTGGGTGCGCACCATCGACGACCGCAACTACGAGATGGTGGCTGTTGACGGCAAAGTCTACACCGCTCCGTTCCCATTCAAGGTCTGGACCCAGCTCTCCGGGGTCACCTTCCGGCCCGATGCCGACCGGATCTACTATTGCAACACCGTCCAGGCGATCACGTATAACCCAGATAACACCATCGCCGTCATCGAGCCCAAGAATGTCGTCTTCATGCAGGATGGCGAGAGCCTGCCCTGTTACTGGGATCTATCAAATTTCTCCAGCGGCGTTGTTAATGTCGGCTATGTCACGGGCACCCCGGCCAGCCCTCTGCCCATAGGCACGGCCATGATCTGGCAGGATAACCGCCTCTGGCTCGCTGCGGGAGATCTGGTCTTTGCTAGCGACCTACTCTATGGGGCCAGCTTCCAGGAGGATACCTATCTGGCGGAGCAGAGCGGCTTTCGGTTCCCCCGTAATGTCATCAACTTCTGGCCGATGCCGGTACAGGGTCTCATGGTCTTGACTGAGTCCAGCATGCACGGGCTCATGAGCTTCCTGCAAGACCGGACCACTTGGCAGACTCAGGAGAACCCGCCCTTCCAGAGCGATATCAACCTAGAGATCGGCCTGATTGCTCCCTTTGGCATCGTGAACCTGCACGGCATGCCCTGGATCCTGACCACGCGGGGCATCATCTCCTATGACCGGGCGCTGACCACCAATCTCACCACTGTCATCCTCACCGCTGATGGCGAGATGCAGCGCTCGAAGTCGCATCTGGGCCCCGATCTTTCCAATGCTTGCCTGGGAGCCTGGGAAAACATCCTCATGTGCGGCATGCCCGCCAGCTCCACTAAGAACCGACACACCTGGGTGATGGATGCCGGGATCGCGGAGAAACTCAATAACACAGCTGGCATGTGCTGGAGCGGGATCTGGTGCGGTAGCTATCCCGTTAACTTCACTAGTCCCATCGTGAGGGGCACCCAGTACAATTACGAGCTATCCTATAGCTCCGGGTTCCTCTCCCTTGCCTCCGGGGCCAGCCCATCGCCCCAGCCCGAGACCAATCTGCCGCCGCAGGCCTACATCCATCTGTGGGAGAATTTTATCCCTAACCAGATCGATGACACCGAGACCTCGATCCATTGCTCGCTCGAGACTAAGGCGTTCACCCTCGCGACCGATGACTACTATCGGTTCGTCTTC